TGAGCGATGCCATGTCGGTGCATTGGCACAACCTCTATCACCCCCTCGGTGTGTCCTACACCTCCGGTGGTGTGAACCCGTCCCGCGCCACGCTGGAAGCGGCCAGCAACTGGACGCAGATCTACGAGACCAAGAACATTGGTGTCGTCAGCATCGTTTCCAACCCCAACTTCTGAGGTAACTAACGATGGCATCCATCTTTGAACTGGAGCAGGCCAACTTCGGCCGCGCTACCCAGGGCCGCGTACTGCTGGCCGGCGGCAACGCTGACACCACCCTCACCGCTGCCCAGAGCGTTGAGAGCCTGATCACGGTGACCCCAACCACGGGCCGCACCTACACCACCGCCACCGCCGCTGAGATCATCAGCGAGCTGGGCGACAGTGCCATGGTCGGCCAGTGCTTTGAGGTGACGATCGTCAACCTCGCAGGTGCGACTCACGCCATCACCTTTGCTGGTGGTACAAGCGTGACCGTGACCGGCTCTGCCACCGTGGCAGCAGCCAGCTCGGGCACCTTTGTTGGCCGCATGGCGACCAGCTCCACTGTCATCTTCTACCGGAAGTGATCGGTGGGCCTGTTCGCTTTCAAGCGACTGCGTGAACAGGAGGCCGCTTCTCAAGAGGCGGCCTCTTTTCACAAGGAGCAGACGCCTCAGACGCAGGAGTCTGAGCAAACTAGAAAACCCCGTGCCCGCAAGGTGAAACATGATGGAACCCGCTGACTACACCGGCGCCGTCTACATTGCGGACACGACGCAGTACACCGGCAAGTTCTGGGCGGTGACAGCGCTGGAAGCGTCGGTGCTCAACGCGGCATCGGTGGCTGACTACAGAGGCAGCGGCATTGGCGCACTGCCTATCCCGGTGGGCACCACGATCTACGGCAACTTCAGCCGGATCCAGCTGACCAGCGGCAAGGTGCTGGCCTACAGCATTTGATGAGAGACCAAGGCCGTGGCTGATCTGTCCGCACAGGTCGAGGCCTTCCTGCGCAATGCTCTCTCGGCCAAGAAGCTGGAAGACCGCCTGATCAAGCAGGCGCTGCGCGATCTGCGCACCACGCTGGCAGCTGTGGAGCGTGCGGTGGGCAGTTCCGGCGCTCTGGCTGTAGGACCAGGCCGGGAGCGCATCATTGCCAGCATCGTTGCAGCTGTTGGCCGCAGCGTGCAGGACAGCTTCGGCGTGCCGCAGCTGGCGGCCATGCAGAACGCCTTGGCGCCATTTGTCGAGCGGCAGCTGGACTTTGCCCGCCGCATGGTCACCATGGCCGGCGGTGAGCTGGCCTCCGATGGTGCGGTACAGCTCACGCAGGCGCAGGTCAACCGCCTGGTGAACGATGCCGTGGTGGGCGGCAAGACGCTCAGCACACAGCTGACCGCAACACTGCCGGCCGCTGTGGCCGATCGCGTGGAGCGCTACATCCGATTGGGGCTGTCCGATCTGGGCGGCGAGGTGTTCCGCACCTATGAGGATGCGGTCGTCCGCGTGACGGAGAACAACGTCGAGGCCATCATCCGCACCGGTGTGCAGGAAGTGGGCAACGCGGCCCAGCAGGCGATCTATGAGTTCGAGGCTGACCCGGCCTGGATGGGGCCTGAAGGGCTGGTGTGGACGGCAGTTCTGGACAGCGCGGTCTGCCCGATCTGCCTGAAGCTGGACGGCAAGCGCTTCCCGACCGACTACCGCAAGGTCAGCCCGCACATGCAGTGCCGCTGCTACCTCCTGCCGTGGAAGTGGCGCAGCGAAGACATGACCGACCCGAGCGGCAACAAGGTGCCGCCCAAGCGACCCGCCGACGGCGATGGCACTGAGCAAGCGCTGAGCTTCAAGGTTGCGGCTAAGCAGTGGGTCAGCGACAACCCTGCAACTGCGCAGGCCATCTTCGGCAAGAAGCTCGGCCAACGCCTGGTGGACGGCGAGATCGGCTTCGACAAGGCCGTCAAGCTCTGGTCAGCACCGAAGACGCCACCGGCAACTTAAGGCCAAGAGTGCGCCGCCATGCCCGTCACCGTTGTCGCCACTGCCGGGGCCAGCAATGCCAACAGCTACCTGTCGGTGGCCGCTGCTGATGATCTGGCGAACCTGTACCTCGGCACCCTGAACTGGGCCACGGCAACCACTGACAACAAGGGTCGGGCGCTGATCATGGCGACCCGCTACCTCGACGAGCTGCAATACGTGGGCAGCAAGGCTTCCACCACGCAGGCGCTGCTCTGGCCGCGCAGTGATGCTGAATGCGGCGACTGGAGCTTCACCAGCAGCGAGATTCCGCAGCCGATCAAGCAAGCCACCTTTGACCTGGCGGAATACCTGCTGGGTGATAGCAACGTGCTCAGCGGCACCGGCGCTGGTAGCAGTGAACTGATCCCTGGCATCCCCAATGCCAACCTGAAGCGAGCGCGGGTGGACGTGATCGACGTGGAGTTCAACCAGGCCGGCCAGGCAGAAGCCAAGAACGCTTTGAACGTGGTGCCGCACTTGAAGCAAGTGCTCGGTTGCTTGTGCCTGAGCGGCTCCAATTCCAGCGCCCGATCAGTGCCGGTGTTGCGAAGTTAGAGTGTGACAATGCCCGTCGCTGAATGCCAGCTTGATCTGTTTGCGGTTGCTGCAGTTGCACCGCTCAAGCGACGTGCTGAACCGTATCTAGCCAACCCGCTGACCCGCTCTGAGCAGCGCCGCATCGGGCGCATGTATGCCGAGCACATTGGCCTGATCAAGAGCTTCGGTGGCAAGCTGGCACGCAAGTACGGGCATTGCATCGCACGCGAAGACATCTTCTCCTGCGTGGACATGGCCTTTATCAAGGCGTGCAAGGCCTGGAACCCGGAGCGCGGAAGGCTGAGCACCATCTTCTGGGCCTTTGCGCAAGGTGAGGTGCTGCATTACCTGCGCAGCCACAACTGGACGATCAAGGCGACGCACAAGGCGCGGCTGCTCGGCAACCAGGCCCGCAAGCTGATGGCACTGGGCTGGGAGTCTGCAGCCGTGTGCCGCGAGTTGAGCTGCAGCAAGACCGACCTGAAGGATGCGCTGCTGGCCACCGCCGGCATTGCGCATGACGTCAAAGGCTTTGACCTGCACGTCTCGCCGATCCCGACACCGTGGGAGGTGCTGGAAGCAGAGGAAGAGCGCCTGGCGGCAAGTTAGGGCACACGACCTAACAGACCATGGCCACTGGTGCCTTCTTCAACGCCCTGAACTACCGGCTCTGGGTTAAGGCTGGCACCACTGCCAGCACTGTGCCGACCGCCAGCACCACCATGACTGAGGTGCTGAGTGTGACCAACGCCGGCATCCAGACCAACACCGACGTGCAGGAGGTGCTGGATTACGGCAGCAGCCTGGGCTTCAAGGCCAAGGTTGTGACCGGCAACTCCTACTCCATTCCGATGGAGATGAACCTGGATCTCAACGATGCGGGCTATGCCGTTTTGAAGCAGGCCGCACTGGATGCCCCCAGCGGCGTGACGGTGCAGTGGTATCGGGAGTCTCCCGAGATGAGTGCCACCGGCAACCCGGAGAAGCACGCAGGCGTTGCTTTTGTGACCAATTTCTCGGAGAGCATTCAAGCTGGCAACGTGGCCACAGTGAGCTTTACCCTGGACGGCTACGGTGCCTACACCTGGACTGCTGAAACCAACGCCTGAGCAACATAGAATCGGTGAGTCGAGGGGGCGGTCGTTGTGGAGGCGACCGCTTTTTTCTTGTCTACAGTCCGCTGCTTTCAAGTCGGCGCCATTCGGCCGCAAAGAAGCGATCAAGCGGCCTGGCTTCCAGTGCTGGCTGGATCCAGTTGCGACCGGGAACAATGGTGCCGCGCCTGGTGGTGTAGCCGGTCAGGATCAGCGGCGCATAGGAAAAACCGCTGTCGCTTTTGACATCCCACGTGAAACGCAGCTGTGTGGCGCTGGGGCGATCGCGGCGTTGTGAGCGCAGGAACTTGCCCAAGTCCACGATGTCACGCGGGCTGCTGACGCGGGAGCCATTGCGGCGGCGTGTTTCACGCGGCCAGTTGAACTGTGGCGACTGGATTTCCTCTTTGAGCTGCTGATCCATCACCTTGCCGTAGCCGGTGAGGATGACCGGGATCCGCAGCTTGAGCTGGGTGCTGTTCCAGCCGGTCAGCTTGTAGGTGGCCTTGACCTGAACGGTCATCAGTTCTGCAGGTAGCGGGCAATGCGGATCTTGTCGCCGAGCACCTGTTGCAGCGTGCTGCCGATTGTGCCGGTGCTGCCGTAAGGAAAGCGGCTGCTGATCACCTCGCAGTCGGCGCTGCCTTGGCCGGCGAAGTTGAGGGTGCCGGTGGTGCCTGGCTTGATCCGTGCATCCAGGGCCTGCGGGCTCACCGCATAACCCTCCAGCACCTCGGTGTCAGCGTCAATGCCAGGCAGGTTGGCGCTGCTGCTGCCGCCCTGGCGCAGGTACAGGCTGACGGTGAGCGCTTCTGTAACTGGCAGAACGTTGCCGGTGTCAGGGTCGGTGGTGGTGCCAACGGTGGCCACGTTGAAGGTGGCTGTGGCGTTGGCGAGACCGGCAAGAGCGCTTGTCATGGCCTAGGTTGCTGCGGCGGCAACCTTGGGAAAGATGATGGGTTGGCGTGGCGGATCAGCTTGGGCAGGCTGTACTGACGCTGACCGTTGACGATCGGCAGTTCAATGCTGGACTGAATCGCGCCAGATCAGCCGCAGAAGGAGCAGGGGCTGCTCTGCGCAATGCCATTGGCGGGCTTGGACTTGCAACCTCAGTCGGTGGCATTGCGGCGTTCATTGGCCAACAGGTCACTCAGCTTGACGCGGCTTCTGCCGCTGTGCGAACTCTTGGCGTTGACTCAGCGCAGTTAGTACCAAAGTTGCGTGCGCTATCCGTAGAGCTTGGCAACAACATCAGTGTTGTTGAGTTAACCAAAGCCGCCTACGACGTCGCCAGCTCTGGCTTTGCAACAGCAGCGGATGCAACGGCCATTCTTCGAGCTTCCGCATTGGGTGCCAAGGGTGGCTTTGCGGAGGTGGCCGATGTTGCCAGCGCGGTTACGGGTGTGCTGAATGCTTATGGCAAAACCGCCGCAGAGGCCGGGCTGCTTGTTGACCAGTTTGTGCAGACGCAAGCTGATGGCGTGATCACTGTGCGTCAATACGCAGCAGAGATCGGCAACATCGCTTCGATTGCGGCAGCTTCTGGCATCAGCATTCAAGAGCTAAACGCTGCCATCGCAACGGCAACGTTGCGAGGTGTCCCGGTAGCTCAGACGTTCACCGGTCTTCGCCAGGCCATCAGCAGCATTATCAAGCCATCAGAGCAAGCCAAGGACTTGGCCAGTTCGCTTGGCCTTGATTTCAGCCTTAGCGCACTTCAGGCAAAGGGCTTCGGTGGCGTGCTGGCCGACGTGCAGGCTAAAACAGGTGGCGCAGCAGATAAAATCGCAATCCTCCTAGGTAGCGTCGAAGCGCAGGCTGCAGTGCAGCCACTCCTGAATGACAAGCTTGTCAAATACAATGAACTGCTGGGGCGTCAAGCTAAAGCCGCTGGCGCTGCATCTGATGCGTCGCAGACTAATGCCAGCACAATTAGTAGCGGCCTCAAGCAAATTGGCGCAGGTTTCTCCAACCTTGCAACAACGCTAGACACAGTTTTATCGCCGCTATTTGCCGGATTTATCAAAGACATAAACAGCATTCTGGTCAAACTTAATCAGGTATCAACGCTTGCTCCCGACAAAGTGCTCAAAAGAGAGCGGCAGGCCACAGACATTGTGGCCGGGCAGATCTCTCTGTTGCAAGGAACCGGATTCTTTGGGCCTGCAACTGTCACGTATGGAGGCAAAACCTACAAAGGTTCTGCAACTGGAATCCGAGAAGCAATTCTTCAAGATCTGCTCAGGCGGGATCTTGCTGAAATCAATAAGCCTTCAGGCGCAACGGGAAAGCAAAGTCTTCCAGCCAAGCCGCCGCCGCCGCCCCCTCCAGACAAGACGCTTCTTGCCCAGCAACAGCAGCAGCGGGTTGAGGCCCAGCTGGCCCTGCAGACCGTCAATCAGCGCATTGCCGCAGCCAACGAGCTGGCCGCTGCCGAAGCTGGCGTCGTGCGTCAGACGATCCAGCAGCGCCAGGAAATCGAGGCTGGCGTCCAGGCAGCCAAGAATCAGGTCATTCAGATCGGTGCCCAGATTGATGCGCTGCGTCTGCAGGGCAAAGACACCGGCCCTGACATGCAAAAGCTGGTGGATCAGCAGGTCGTCGCATCAGAAGAGGTGCGGCTCAAGCTGATCGAAGGCGCCACAGCACTGAAGACTGCAGGCAAGCAGCTGCGCGATGACCTCAAGCAGGCCACGCTGGAGCTGGCCGGCATTCGCAATGACCCCAAGGGGTTGAATCAGTTCCTGAATCCAGAGCAGCGCGATCGGCGCGGGCTGGAAACGTTGCGCTCCATCCTGCCGCTGTTCCGTGATGCGCAGGCTGACTTCACTCGGCTCACCGGTGCGCAGGCGCCAGAGTTCAGCGGTTCGACGAGTGATGTTGTCGAATCCGTGCGGCAGTTCATTCAGCAAGTCGATCGTGAAAAGGCCGCCAACACCAACGTCGCCAACCTGCAGGAAGCGCTGAACAAGAACACGGCAGACCTGGTGGGTGTCAACCGGGAGCTTCTTGCGGCAACCCGCGAGCTGGCGGCCAAGTCCTGGGCGGTCAACGTCAACGTTCCCGGCGGCAGCGCCAGCGGTGACGTGCTCAATGCTGTCAATGGAGCGCTGTCATGACTATCACCATTGGCAGCTTCAGCACCAGCGTTCTCACGGCGCAGCCGTTTGGCTACGAAGGCGATGCACGCACCGGCCTGACCGCTCGCACCTTCCGCGTCAATGGGTTGCTGACCAGCGCTCAGTGGCAAGCCTTGGTGAGCGAGTACGGCACCTGGCGCAACTCGCGCCTCACCGATGCCGACACGCTCAGCAGCGCCAGCGTTGGCACCACCGTCAGCGTCAGTATCGCCAGCAGTAACGGCCTGAGCATCAGCGGCTTGGCCTGCTGGTTCACTGAGCCCCCCAGTGGGGAGCAAGCTGGCCCCTACATCAGTGCCAATGCCACGTTGGTGGATGCGGCGCAAGCGCTGGCCGTGCTGCTGCGGGAGCAGGAGAAAAGCCGCCAGAACTCTGAGGCAACGGTGCCCAGCCTTGGCACGGTCACCCTGACGCGGGCTACAGGCACCTCACCGATTGTCACCTTGACCAAGCCGATGCTGACCCGCCAGGACGGCCCCAGCGTGTCGCTGACGGCAACGGGCGTGAGCTACGTGACCGGCGCACTGGCGGCGCACAAGGTGCGCCAGATCGAGGGCTATCTCACCACGGGCAGCTACGACGACGTGTTGTCTTGGTACGACGAGACGATTGCCGCTGTACCAAGCAGCACCAGCTGGTTCCCGATCTCGCCGCCCAGCGCAACGGCTGAGGTGATCATCAGCGGCGGCGCCAAGAGCACCCGCTACAGCGTCTCCCTGGCAGCGCTGCAGATCATCTGATGGCCATTGACATTCGCGCCACAGTCACCTGCAGCCTTGGCACGCTGATCAGCGCCTCAATCAACGACGACTACGTGCAAGGCACGGGCCTGATCAAAACCAAGGGATCAGCTGAAATCCGGGGCACCATCACGCCAGCGCCGGGGACTATCGTCACCTTCTCCTACACGAAGGCCGGTCAGCAGTTCACGCTGCCGCGCAAGCTGCGCGTGCTCAGCAGTTTTGCCGATCCTTACCGGCGCACCACCTCGGTGGAACTGGGCTGCAAGTTGACCTACCTGCAGGATCTAGCAGAGCGCGTCAGCTGGCGCCCACTAGACGACCCTGCCAACAGCAGCCGCACCGAGGAAGAGCAGCGCATTGTCACGATCCCGATCAGCGGCTATTCGATTGCGCAGAAGTGCTTAAGCGAGCTGGGCATTACGGCATCGTCAAATCCGGTCAACCTTTCCTTTTCAATCCCGTCGTTTGATTTCTCGGCGGGCTACGCCAGCATCCTCAGCGACTTGCTGGTTTCAATGAGCCACTGCGGCTACCTCGACACCAGCGAGCAGCTGCAGGTCTTCAGCCTGGATCAAAAAGGCGGCACCGGTCCGGTTGTGGATGCGGGCAGCATCATTGATCTGGCGCCGGTTGGCGTTGGTCAGCTGCCTGCTGATGCGGTGGTCGTCAGCTACAGCACGCTGAAGCTCAAGTACGACGAGGGCGAAGAGAAACCGGCTGACGCGGACCCCAACGATCCGGTTGTCGAGGAGCAGGCCGTCAAGAACCGCAACTGGGAACGCGACGAGACGATCGGCGCTGTGACGCTGGTTCGCATCCCCAACCCATTGGCCGGCACCATCATTGGCCTGGGGACGATTGGCCCCGGCCCTGAACCGTATGACGCGGCTGAGTCATTTGACTACGCCTATTCGCCGCGCTCGGTCACGGAAACCACCTACGACGAGCTGGACCGCGTGGCCAAGCGGGTCACGACGGAATACACAATCCTGGCGGATGTGGCGCCGATGCTGATTGTGCATCTGGCCAACAGAGAAACTGAAGACAGCAACGTTAAGCGCGGCGTCACAGCTCCCGGCATTGGCAGCTCCGCTTACTACATCCGCACCACCGAAACATTTACCTACAGAGTCAACCAATACGAGCCGCGCCAGGCTGATGGCAAACCGCCAAAGGACTACGAAACCGTTGACAACCGTTCGGTTGTGGTTGAGGAGCCGCTGATCAAGCTGGCGGCATCGACGTCGATCTACGACAAAGCCTATGACGCGGGGGTGTATTTCGATTGGAAGCTTGACCCTGCCAATCTGTTTGTTGCCGAGAAGACTGTCGAGCGCCAGGAGCAGTCCGTTGATTTTGAAGGCGCACAGGTTACCAAGACAATCCGCGAGCTAAGCAAGGCCAATGGCTACACGCAGCGCGGGCAGCAGGCACTGGCATCTGCCTTTGACAAGGCCAAGCTGTTTGATTTTGTCAGCGAAAGCGGCACCGAAAAGGAGTCCACGGGACTTGCCGAAAAGATGCTGCTTCGCGCAGCCGATCTGACGCCTGATGGCGTTGAGGTCAACATCACAACCGGGCGCGAGCTGGGCCTGCAAAAGCGTCCCGAACCGGTTGAGCGCAACAATGCCAAGGATGCAGCGGACACGGGCAACCCGCTGGACAACTACAGAACCGAATCAAGCAGCGAGCTGGCATTTGCGTATGGCGAGCTGTCAGCGCAGCGGGTGATCCGAATGACGCCGCCGTATGTCTCCGATGATCGCTTTACCAAAAGCGGCAACAAATACTATGCCTTCCCCAGCAATGCCCGCAGCACGGCACGCCTTTACGGAGAGACGCAGAACAGGCTGCTGCTGGGCAACCGCTACGGGATGAACGTCCAGACCGGCCCTGACATCCTGCCGGCCGCACCGTTCAGTCCGGTGATCATCAGCGCCAATGGGCTGAGCGCGTTGTACCGCACCAACGGCACCAGCTGGGCGATCAGTGCCGATGGGATTGTCGTGAGCAGCGATCTGCTGTTCTGGGGAGCTGTGGCAGGAACGGGAACATTCTGGTTCCCGGTTGCACCTGGGATCACAACGCTGCCGACAGCACCTGCGGTAGTCAATGGCCAGATGACGGTGACGGCAGTGGTGCCGCCGTGGGGTGTCACCGAGTCGCTGCAGGCCGTGGTCAAATCCAAGATGCTGGTGACGGCATACGGCTATGCCCTGACCCAGCTGTCTGTCGTGCCCTTGAGCGTGCGGTCAAAGATGACCGTGCTTGCCACCTCCTCGATTCAGATCCCAGCAGCAAGCGTTGCCGTCAGTGCTAGCGCTCCCTACGTGGCGCTTGCCACTGTGGTGGTTGTACCGGCAGCGGCGATCACAGTGGCGGCGCAGTTGCCTGAGGTGGGCACATCAGTTGTCGTCAATGCACCGGCCGCCAGCATTGCAATTAGCGTCAGTGTGCCCAGCCTGCAGGCGGGAGGCGTTGACTTGCTGGCCCCGACCGCTGCTGTGGTTGTGGCTGCCGTCACGCCGTCGCTCAGTGTTGGCACCAGTGGATCAGCTGGCGGTGATGGCGCGGCCTTCTGGCGTGACTGGGCTTACCGAGAGGATGACGTGCTGCTATTTGCAGACGAGGAAACTATCCAGGGCTCCAGCCAGATGCCCTGGAGGACATGGGTCTGGTCTGAGGATGGCGCGACACTGCTGAGTGACGAGTAGCCGGAAAGCTAGGGGACACGTTGTCAGGCCATGGCAGCCCCCAATATCAAGAGCGGCAGCTCGGTCACGACGGTCACCGGTAAGACGGTCGGCTATGCCGTCACAACCACCATGGCCGCAGCACTTAGCAACGCCTCCAGCAGCGGCAAGGTGCTCAAGATCAACTCGGTCTACTGCGCCAACGTGGACGGCACCGCAGCAGCCGACATCAGCCTGGAGCACTACAACGGCACGACGGGGTTTGCGATCGGCAAGACGATCGCCGTACCGCCTGACGCCACGCAGGTGCTGGTGACCCGCGAGGCTTACATCTACCTGGAGGAAGGCCAAAGCCTTCGCGCACAGGCCAGCGCTGCCGGTGATCTGGAGCTGGTCATCTCCTACGAGGACATCAGCTGATGCTTGGCTTTAACGGCGGATTGATGGGCGCTCGGCGCGTGCCGACAGGCAGTGCAGCATCTGGGCTCTGGTTCCAGAATGAGCAGAGCGTGGCGAGGCGGGCCGCAATCTGGCCGCAAGTTCTTTCAGATCCCACGCCAGGCTTGTCGCCAGTTCTTTGGTACGACTTTGCCGATGAAGCTACTGTTACTACATCAGGAACTGCAATCACTGCGGTTACAGACAAGGGCAGCAATGGCTGGACATTATCAGTTGGCGGCACAAGCCCGCAGTATGTGACTGGCATCAACAGTAAAAAATG